TGCATATGACGCTGGTCTGTTCTATTGCCCATATGTTCCATTGCAAATGGTTCGTGCAGTTGACACCGGTACTTTCCAACCAAAAATTGGATTTAAGACCCGTTACGGTCTCGTTTCCAATCCTTTTGCTGATGGAACTGCCGCTGCAACACAAGGTGCATTGACCGCTCAGTCCAATGTTTACTATCGTGGCTTTGTAGTTAAGAACTTGATGTAATTAAACAAGTCCTATAATAACAATTATAAAAAGGGACAGTTAAAAGAGGCACTTCGGTGCCTCTTTTTTTTATCTTATAAATACCACTATGACAGCAATCACACGAAACCCAACAAATCCAAATCCACTAATTGGTAGTCGTTTTCTACTAAGTTTTGGACGAGCACCAAATGTTCAATACTTTTGTCAATCAGTAAGTGTACCTGGCATTTCATTATCAGAGGCCATTATTACAAACCCATTTTTAGACCTCTATTCGCCGGGTGAAAAAGCCATTTACGATTTATTGAATGTTACTTTTATAGTTGATGAAGATTTGACCGCATGGAAAGAAATACATGATTGGATTCGTGCTATGACTTTTCCTGTGGAGTTTGAAGAATATCAAAGATTGCCTAGATTAAACAAATACAATTCGGCAGCCACCGATATCAACAAAACATTCCCACAATTCTCAGATGCCTCTATTAACATATTGTCATCTTCAAACAATGTATCTTACCGATTTAAGTTTCATCAGGTATTCCCAACATCAATATCTACCTTTGTGATGAACACACAAGACGGGCCGGATAACATCATTACTGCCGATGCCACATTTCGGTATAGTTACTACGACATTGAAAAAACATTCTAATATAGCTTGACAAATTGTTACCATTAGTGTAACATAGCGTGAGGAGGATTTACAGCATGAAGCAACTAGATGAACTATTGGAAGAATGGCGGAAAGATTCCGAGATTGACAGAACGGAACCAGGCAAAGCATTAATTAACATACCCAAACTTCACAGTAAATACTTAAATACCCTTTCACAACATCGCTTGTTGGCAAAACAGGCTGAGTTTAAGTATAACAAATGGAAAAAAATAAAGTGGGAATATTACACAGGTAAGTTAGATGATGATGAACTTGCCAAGTATGGATGGTCTCCGTTTCCATTTGTATTGAAATCTGACATCACTATATATTTGGAGAGTGATGACGATTTAAGTAAACACATGGCCGCAAAAATTATGCATGATGAGATTGTTGATGTGTGCCAATCTATTCTCAAAGAATTAAACAATCGTGCATGGGAATTAAAATCATTCATTGACTGGGAAAAATTTATACAAGGCATTTAATGAGTGATGTGATTCTTCATAAACTAAACGAAGCTTATATTAAAGTAGAATGTGAGAAATCTATCTCGCAGGAGTTAAGCTCATACTTTTCTTTCAGAGTACCAGGTTATCAGTTTGTTCCTGCCTACAAAAACAAATTGTGGGATGGTTTCATAAGATTGTATGACCTCAGAACAAATCAAATATACCATGGTCTTGTTCCGTATATTGAGAAGTTTTGTGCTGAAAGAAACTATACCTGTGAGGTTAATTCTGAAATAAGCATTACTGAAAGCTTTTCGTTAGTTGAGGCAGTTGATTTTGTTCGCACACTAGATTTGCCACATGAGATACGAGATTATCAATTAAATGCTTTTGTTCAGGCAGTTCGTAATAGACGCCTGTTACTTCTATCACCAACAGCATCAGGTAAATCATTAATAATATATGTGATACTCCGCTGGTTACAAGAGTCGGATTATAAGCGTGGCTTACTGATTGTTCCAACCACATCATTGGTAGAACAAATGTATACCGACTTTGAATCGTATGGATATGATTCTGAAAAATACTGTCATCGGCAATACTCTGGTAAAGAAAAACACACCAACAAACTACTGACGATTACTACATGGCAATCCATCTATAAAAATGATGCCGATTACTTTGAACAGTTTGATTTTGTAATGGGTGATGAAGCACACCAATTTAAGGCCAAATCACTTACAACGATACTCTCTGGTTGCACAAACGCTAAATATAGAATAGGCACCACAGGTACATTAGACGGCACACAAACACATCGCCTTGTATTGGAAGGATTGTTTGGGCCAGTTTATAAAGCAACAACAACATCTGAGTTAATTGATAAAGGTCAATTAGCCAGTTTTAAAATTAAATGCCTCATACTTAAACACAATGAGGCAGTATGTAAACAAGCAAGAGATTGGGACTATAACACAGAGATAGATTATATAGTTCAAAATCCAGCAAGAAACGAATTCATTCGTAATCTAGCCTTGTCGTTAAATGGCAACACTCTTATATTATTTCAATTTGTGGAGAAACATGGAAAAGATTTATACTCTATTATTAAAGATTCGGTCAAGGATCGGCATGTATTTTTTGTTTTTGGTGGTACTGATGTGGAGGTTAGAGAATCGGTCCGAGCAATTACTGAAAAAGAAAGGGACGCAATCATTGTTGCTTCTTACGGCACTTTTAGCACTGGTGTTAATATCCGTAACCTTCACAATATCATATTTGCCAGTCCTTCCAAATCCCGCATCCGTAATCTTCAGTCAATCGGCCGGGGATTAAGAAAAGGAGATAACAAAGAAGAAGCGGTTTTATTTGATATCGCTGATGATTTTCGCATAGGTAAATTTGTGAATTATACACTCAAACATTTTATTGAAAGAGTTAAAATTTACGATGACGAAAAATTCAATTACAAGTTTTATAACATAGAGCTAAAAAATGGAACAAACGACAAACAATAATATTAAAATAGTCCGCTTACAATCGGGTGAAGATATTATGGCAGATGTTATGGAAAACGATGAGAATGAACTCATAGTATTGGACAATCCAATGCACATTATATTTAAAAGAATGCCTACAGGCCAAACAGTAATGATGATGATGCCTTGGTTACCAATTGAAATCATCAAAGAAAACAATGCTACCATATACGGCACAGACATACTTACAGTCATTGAACCAAAAGAGGACTTAATTGAATACTATGGTAAGGCGGTGCTTGAAGCCCAAGAGATTATGGAAAAGAAAAAAATTCGTGGTATCAATGATGATGATTTTCTTGATGAAGAAGATGAAGATGACGATGAAGAAGAATTACAGGTTGAAGATATCATTGACCTAATGAGAGAGAAAAAAAACAAAAGGCTACACTAATGGACTATACTGATGTGATTGTGAAAAAACCATGGGGTAAAGAGTATCTTTGTTATCGTAATGATGAAGTTGCTATTTGGTATTTGCATATTGAAAAAGACAAGCAAACTTCCATGCATTGTCATCCAAACAAAAACACCGGTTTTGTGGTGTTAGAAGGCAAAGCAGAGTTATCTTTTTTGCGTAACTCAATAAACTTAGAGGGCTTGGATAAAATTCATATCTTCCGTTCTCGCTTTCATTCTACACGAGCAATTACCGATAGTTTTATTTTTGAGATAGAAACACCTGAAGATAAACATGACCTAGTTCGCCTAGAAGATAATTATGGCCGTGCAGGTACCGAATACGAAGGTAGCAATGCTCATTCACCAAAAGACCAAGATTGTTTTTGGATTACAGAATCATCTGAGAACCCAACAGAGTATAGTATTCGTGGTTGCCTAGTAAAACATCTTCTCATTACAGACAAGGAACAGCTCCTAAATAAGAGTGAAGAAGAACTTTTCATTGTTACAAAAGGCGGCATCGTTACTGTAAAGAATGAGAAGGTCGTATGGCCAGGTGATGTGATTGATGGTAAAACACTACATCGCTTAGCAACAGCGTTTGAATTTGAACCTAATACATCTATGATATATGTGAGTAAATGATTTATCTTTTTGATTTAGACAATACATTATGGGATACTTTTGATAAAAATGGTAATCCTATTTGGGCAAAACAATTAGTCCCGCCATATCAAATAAAAGATGATGTGGTGACCGATGATGTGTTTTCATATTGTCGTTTGCGTAAAGGTGTGAGAGAGTACCTAGAACACCTACAACATGAGGATAATCAACTAGGTTTTATTTCCGTTGGGTCGTATTTTGGCATGGCATTTTCAAAACAACCATCAATACAGATGTTAGATTTATTTAATATCTCCCAATATCTCAATAGATTTCAGGTACTAGAATATAAAACATTTAACAAAGCTACTTTCATTGATGTATTAAAAGGTAAAATTGTTTTTTATGATGATAACCCTAAAAACTTTGCATCATTAAAAGATAATGTAATCTGCGTTGATGCATTAAACATACATGATTGGTCACAACTGATTGGAAAAAAATATGATTGATATATTATTCGTTCACCCTAATGCTTCTAAAAAAATCTATCAAGGATTAGCAAATAAAAATTCTGCCATTGAACCTCCAATTTGGGCGGCCATGTTGGCAAATAGTGTTCGTTCAAAAGGATATAGCACAGAGATTTTAGATACCGAAGTAGAACATTTAGATTACATAACTTCAGCTAAACGAATCACCGAATACAAAGCAAAGATTGTTTGTTTCGTTGTATATGGCCAACAACCATCGGCATCTTCACAGAATATGGAAGGTGCAACGGCAACCGCACAAGAGTTACGCAATTTAGAACCAAACACATTTATTCTTTTTGTTGGTGGCCATGTGGCGGCATTACCAGAAGAAACACTTAAAAAAGAACCTTACATTAATGCTGTTTGCCAAAACGAAGGTGTTTATACTATTCGTAATCTATTGCAATTGTCCTCATTTGATGATAACAGTTTAAAGAAGGTTGATGGTTTGGTGTTTAGAGATAGAGAAGGTAATATCATTTTCAATGCACCATCACAAGTTGTACCTAAAGACATGTTAGAAACTGATTTACCTGGTATGGCATGGGATTTATTGCCATCTCTTTCACAGTATCGCACAGCAGGTTGGCATTCGTGGTCAAACAACACCGAGAAACAACCATTCGCAGCTCTCTATACGAGTTTAGGTTGTCCTTACAAATGTTCTTTCTGTATGATTAACATTATCAACAGGACAAAACAAGGATCAAATGTATCATCGGCCGATAGTAATATTTTTCGTTGGTGGTCGCCTGAGTTTATTATAAAACAATTTGATTATATTGCCTCACAAGGTGTCCGTAATGTTAAAATTGCGGATGAATTGTTTGTATTGAACCCACGACACTTTGAAGCCATTTGTGATTTAATTATTGAACGAGGGTATGACTTTAATATTTGGGCTTACTCTCGTGTTGATACCTGTAAGCCTAAGTATTTGGACAAGTTATCTAGAGCAGGTGTAAAATGGCTAGGTCTTGGTATTGAGAACCCTAATAATGAATTGCGTAAAGAAATTCATAAAGAAGGTTTTCAGGAAGTTAAAGTGTTAGATTTAATTCGTACCATTCGTGATGCAGGTATTAATGTAGGTGGTAATTATATTTTTGGTCTGCCGTATGATACAAAAGAATCTATGCAAGCTACATTAGATTTTGCAATGGAGAATCCTACTGAGATGGCCAATTTCTATTCTGCAATGGCATATCCAGGTAGCCCATTACACAATCAGGCTCGTATCTTTGGTACACAATTACCAGACACATATGCAGGTTATAGCCAACACTCATATGAAACACTTAACTTGGCCAATGAACATTTAACAGCGGCAGAAATATTGGCGTTTAGAGATAAAGCATGGGACAGCTACCACGAGAGTCCTAAATATTTAGAGTTGATGAAAGAAAAGTTTGGTCAGAAAGCAATTGATGAATTGAATGATACCAAAACAGTTAAACTGAAAAGAAAATTATTAGGAGATTGAGATGAAAGCATTACTTATAACATGGGAAAATTTCCAAGACCAAGAGGTAGTTTATCCATACTACCGATTAAAAGAAGAAACTCCCGATGTAGAAATTATGGCCAATGTCAAAGGCAAATTCTTTGGCATTATGGGTGTCAATATGACCTCAGATAAACTTCTTGTTGAACTAAAAGATGAAAAAAGATATGAAAAACTTTTAGATGAAACAGATTTGTTAGTATTACCTGGTGGCGTTAAATCACTAGAGAAACTTCGCCAAGAAAAAGATGTGCTTCGTTTTATTGCTGACTTTAATAAAACAGGTAAAGTAATTGCAAGCACTTGTCATGGCGCTCAATTGATGATATCGGCCAAAATTGTGAAAGGTAAACGAATTAGTGGTTACTATTCATTAGAAGATGATATCAATAATGCGGGTGCTACATATAGTAGAGATCCTGTTGTAACAGATGGCAATATCGTGTCATCTCCACATTATGACCACATGGGTATTTGGATGAAAACAGCAATTGATATGGTGAAAAATGGAAAATCATTCTACATTGGACTATGAAACACTTTTAAGAATTTATAAAAAGGCAGCAATTTGTAGAGCATTTGAAGAAGAAGTTTACAGGCAAGTAGAAGCAAAAACAATTAAAATACCTGTATATCTTTCAGCAGGCCAAGAATACATCTCTGCTACTCTCTCTGAATTTGTTGGTGATATAGACAAACAAACCTTCATACAACACCGAGGCCATTCTACATACCTCAATTTTGGTGGTGATATGACAGAACTTATATTAGAACTCCTTGGTGATTCAAAAGGGTGTGCTAATGGTATGGGCGGTTCAGCCTCAATACAATCTAAACAAAAACAAATTTATGGCCATGATGGTCTAATGGGTTCTCATGGACCAATAGCAACAGGCGCCTGCTACGGTAATAAAAAATTTACTATGTGTTTTACTGGTGACGCAGCCGCTGAAGAAGATTATTTTGTGGCAGCTATTGGTTGGGCATCTACAAAAAAATTACCAATATGGTATATCGTAGAAGATAATAATTTATCCATACTTACCGAGAAAAAGGTAAGACGGTGCTGGGAGATGCACGATGTAGCATCTGCATATAAGATGAAAGCATTTGACATGACCGATGATCCTAAAGACATTTGGGACCATCTATCACTCTGCGACACGAGTGAACCTGCATTGTTTAATATTCGCACCCACCGATTGTTTTGGCACGCAGGAGCAGGTATTGACGATCCAGATATACATGATACACATAAAACTTATGTAAACTATTTTGGCGATACTTATGATAAAGAAGCCAAAGAATTTGTGAAGGAGGCTTGGAATAAATGCCTACGCTAAGAGAAACAATTAAAGAAACTGTTCGCCATCATTTAACTAAAGAAAATGGTATTGCAATGGGTCAATGTCTTACCGCTGTTGGTTGGGTTGGTGGTACATTACCAGAGTTGTATGAAGAAGATGGTATGGTTGAGTTGTCTATGGCTGATGTTGCTGGTGGTGGCATTGCTGTTGGAGCTGCACTAGCTGGGCGTAGACCGATGTATGTTATTCGGTATCAAGGCTTTAACTGGTACAATGCACCATCAATTACAAACTATGCTGCCAAGTCAAAAGACATTTGGGGTGTTTCTTGTCCTATGTTTGTGCGGTCAATTGCTATGGAAGGTGCGATAGGGCCTGTAGCAGGTTCATCTCATCATTCATTATACTATCGCATGCCAGGTTTAAAAATATTTTCACCAATGACACCAGGTGAGTATGAGTCCGTGTATAAACAATTCATGGCTGAAGATGAAGTGTATTATGTTTCAGAACATCGTGGTGCATATGGCAATACAGAAGAAATGCCAAACATCTATAAAGATAATGCAAAGATTACTTTATTTCCTATCTCTATTACACGCTTTGCGGCCGTGGAAGCTGCAAAAGAATTAGAGAAAGAAGGCATTCAAGTTGATGTGTGCCATATTATGGAGATAAAACCATTTAGACCAAGTGTAGAAGAACTGGCATCATTACGAAAAACAGGAAAAGGTATTGTTTTAGATGATGACTATGTTGATGGTATTGCCAAAAGCTTAGCATTTGATTTAAACAAATTAACAGGTGCGGATATAGATGTAATGGGTTTAGATAATAAGACGGCAGGTTTCTATTCACAGGTTGATAATCTACCACCATCAAAAGAAAAAATTATACAAAGAATAAGAGAGTTGTTATGAGTTCATTACAATATCGTAAAGATAGAATGACCCAAATGGCCAACAATTGGCAAATGGAAAAAGTCCGTGATTTGTTTATTCGCAAACAAGTACCGCAAAAATTATACTCTGATTTATGTCAATCAATTGGAATTTATATTGCTCGTGCTTTACATTTTGAATACACACCAGACGAAGCTGAATTCATAAAAAGATTAGATGCTAGTAGGCAAGATAGATTAAATGTAACTCCAAATGGCGGTGTTGTACCAAAAAAAGAATTTGCTTTGGAATACAATTTCTTTATTCGTAGTTGGTGTAATTTAGTTGCCAATTTAATTGAAGATAAACCAGAGTACCTAAAAAAGTTTCGGTTAACTCCAAACATTCGTATCAAATATTCACAAGAGCTAGAAGATAATGTTGGCCGTGGTTTAGACACAGCACTACCACACTCTGACGCATGGGTTGAAGGACCATGGGGTATGAATTGTCATATGCCAATTTTTGGTGATGCCGATAATAACTATTTGCATTTCTACAAACTTAAAGATGAATCAAAGTTCAATGATAATTTTTTAGAAACATCAGCTGAATATACTGATATGCAATGGACTGTGGACTACTATGAGAACGACACCATAGTACCAGAGAAAGGATACATAAACATAAGCGACTATGCGTTAATACACAAAACGAATAGATTGCCAGGTGCAGGTAGCCGTGTGTCTATTGATACTACAATTTTTGCAGGTGACCATGATGTTCATCCTGACCGAAAAGCGGAGTATTTGGATGCTATACCTAAAATAGGTGAAGAACTTTTTATTGCTTGTAATGTAGGTGAGTTTGAACCGCCACATGAAAAAAATACTGTGTTCAGTCATTACACAAGCGGTACATTAAAACATGTTAAATTATGATTATAACAAAAACTCCATATAGATTGTCTTTATTTGGTGGCGGCACAGATTATCCAGCATGGTATAATAATCACCCAAGTAAATGTATTTCAGCTGCAATGAATCATCATTGTTATGTTCATGTGAAACCATTGCCTCCATTTTTTGACCACAATATTCATATCACATATTCAAAGATTGAGAATGTTAATTCAGTAGATGATATTGACCACCCAGCCATTCGTGCTTGTTTAAAATTTAGAAACATAACCAGCAATATTACCATTGGACACGATGGAGATTTACCCGCTCGTTCAGGTATTGGATCGTCATCATCATTTACAGTAGGTCTATTGAATGCCTTGTATCATCTACAAAAAGAATCTTTAACAAAAGAACAACTAGCACAAAAAGCCATTACAGTAGAACAAGACCTTATTGGTGAAAATGTAGGCATACAAGACCAAATTATGGCGGCACATGGCGGTATACAATTAATTTCTATGTCTAGTGATGGTTGGAAAACAGAAGATTTTCCAATGTCAAACGAATACAAAAAATACCTAGAATCTCATATCATGCTTGGTTTCTCAGGTGTTTCTCGGCACGCTGAAGTCCATGCAAAGAAAAGTGTTGACAATATTAAAGAAGGTAAAATAGATAACTTACTTTTAGAAATGGCAAACTCTACCAATGAAGCTATAACAATGCTTGCCAAAGAAAAAGAAATGAGTATAATAGGAGAATTACTAGACACCGCTTGGAGTATTAAACGAAATTTGGCAGATGGTGTCACACAAAAATGGATTGATAACATCTATTACTCTGCTATTGAAAACGGCGCTTATGGTGGTAAATTGATGGGTGCAGGTGGCGGTGGATTCTTTATGTTTTTGGTGCCGCCAAGCTTACAAGAACATTTTAAAAAGACAATGAAAGAAATAAAAGTGTGGGTGCCATTTCAATTTGATAATAATGGTTCACAAGTTATATTAAACAATATGTGAGGAAATAATGAAATACCCTTTGATGCGAAATAATATTACACGACAAGATTTAGATGCCATGATTGAGCATTTAAAACAAGATGACCCTATTCTCACCAATGGGCCAAAGTGTAAGGCGTTTGAAGAAGCTTGGTCAAAATGGCTTGGCGTAAAATATTCTGTATTTGTAAACTCTGGTGCTTCTGCTAACCTACTTTCAATGACCATGTTGAAAATTAAATACCCAAAAGGCGGTGAAGTTATTGTACCACCTTTAACATGGGTATCTGATATTGCTTCGGTAATACAATGTGGATTTACACCCGTTTTTGTTGATGTGGATATGGACACTTTAGGTATGAATCCTGATGCCATTATTAAAGCCATCACACCAAATACCCGTGCTGTGTTTTTATCACATATTCAAGGCTTTGATGCATTAACTGATGACTTGATATCAACTCTAGCCAAATACAAGATTCCATTGATTGAAGATGTTTGCGAGTCACATGGAGCAATGCACGGAACAGAACTTTGCGGTAGTATTGGATGGATGTCTAATTTCTCTTTCTATTATGCACACCATATGACAACGATTGAAGGCGGTATGGTTTGTACCAATGATGAAGAAGTTTACCATACTGTTCGTATGTTACGCTCACACGGCATGGTCAGAGAGTGTGCTAGTGAAAAAATGAAACTGGCTTATACTATGCTATACCCACAGTTAAATTCAGATTTTATCTTTGCTCACCCAGCCTACAATATGCGTAACAACGAGTTAGGCGGTATACTTGGGTTATCACAGTTGCCAAATTTGGAGAATAATGTTATACTCCGAAATAGAAATCACGAAAGGTTTTTATCAAAGTTAGACCAAAGAAAGTTTTATGTTGGCTTTAAATTGATTGGTGCCAGCAACTATGCTTTTAACTTAATATTGAAAGATAAAGACCAAGATTTATTGAATAGAGTAATGACAAAGATGAAAGATGAACAGATTGAGTTTCGCCGTGGTAGTGCTGGCGGTGGTAATCAACTAAGACAACCATATTTAAAAAATATGTTACCTGAAAATTATCATTTGAATTTTCCAAATACGGAACATATTCACTTTTATGGATTCTATCTTGGTAATTTCCCATCAATGTCGTTAGAAGAAATTGATTTTATTACCAAATCATTGAATGAGGCTTAAATGGCAAATATATTAATTACAGGTGGTGCAGGATATATTGGTTCTGTTTTAGTACCTGAGTTACTCCAAGACGGACATAATGTTACTGTATTGGACAATTTTATTTTTGGCCAATCTTCTTTGAACCATGTATGTTATCATCCAAACTTTAGAGTGTATCGTGGTGATGTTCGTATTGAAGCAGACATGTTGCCATTAATGAAAGATGCTGATATAATCATACCGTTGGCAGCGTATGTTGGTGCACCATTTTGTGATAGAGATCCAATTGGTGCTACAACTACAAACAAAGATGCAATTTTTATGATGATGAAATACTTGGACAAAGACCAAGTTGTAATTATGCCTACAACAAATAGTGCCTATGGTACAGGAGATAATTGCACGGAAGAATCACCATTGAATCCTATTTCACGATATGCCATTGATAAAGTTGAAGTAGAAAAGGTATTGATGAATCATTCTAATGCCACAAGTTTAAGGCTTGCAACAGTATTTGGTATGTCACCAAGAATGAGAATTGATTTGTTAGTAAATGATATGACCTATCGTGCCGTATATGATGGTTTTGTGGTGTTGTTTGAATCACATTTCAAACGCAATTATATTCATGTGCGTGATGTGGTTCAGGCCTTTAAAATGGCCATTGCTCAAGAAACAATGCGTGGCCAAATATACAATGTAGGCCTTTCTTCTGCCAATGTATCAAAGCGTGAGTTGTGCGATATCATTAAAACATATGTGCCTCGTTTTGAAATTGTTGAAGCTGAAATTGGTAAGGATAAAGACCAGAGAAACTATGTGGTATCAAATGAAAAGATTGAACTAGAAGGATTTAAACCTAATTACAACCTGAATAACGGAATACAAGAACTGTTAAAAGGTTTTACAATGATTAAGAATACGAAATATGGAAATGTTTGATTATAACGGTGATAATGTAAAACAAGCTTGCCAAACTATTAAGAATAGTTTATCATCTGACCTGTTACCTAAAAAATGGATAGAAAGAAATAAAACTAACCCTATGTTTGGCCATTGTCATACCGCATCAGCATGCTTACAGAAACTATTTGGTAGTCAAAACATTAAACTGTATAGAGCTTTGGATGATGAGGACATTTGGCATTGGTGGGCAGTAACTAAAGAAGGAGAACTGATTGATATTACTGCTGACCAATACTACTCAACAGGTAGAACACCTCCTTATGAACAAGGAAAGAAAGCATCTATGTTGGGATTTGATTACAGGAAAAGAGTATTGAAGCTTCTAGCTACTGTTAGGAGTAATTTACATTCAAACGGAACACCAAGAGAATAACACATGTCAAGCGAAAAAGAAGGCAAATATGAGCACTAAGAAACCAAAACACTATGTAAACAATGCCGATTTTTTGGCTGCGTTGGTAGAATATAAACGATTGTGTGATGAGGCTAAAAAGAAAAAGAAGCCTGACCCACAAATACCAAACTATATTGGTGAATGTTTTCTAAAGATTGCTGACCATCTATCTCGTAAGCCAAACTTTATCTCTTATTCTTTCCGTGATGAGATGATTGCAGATGGTATTGAAAACTGCCTAATGTATTTCCGTAACTTTGATCCTGACAAATCAAAGAACCCATTTGCTTACTTTACACAGATTATTTACTATGCCTTTTTACGCCGTATTATGAAAGAGAAGAAACAACTCTATGTCAAATACAAGGCAACAGAACAAATTGGTATACTAGATGAATTTGAAATGCTTGAAGATTCTGAAGGCCATTCACGGCAATTTGAACTGTATGATAACATCTCCGAGTTTATTTTTAATTTTGAAGAAAACAAACGCAAGAAAAAAGAAGGCAAAACCAAAGGCTTAGAGAAGTTTTTAGATGAAGAATTGCCTGATTCTGCTTGACATAATCAAAAATAGGAGTTATAATGGATAAATTAAAAATTGAGCATCATATAAAACACCTACAAAAACAGCATGACAATTTAGACAAACAGATACAAGAAGAAGAAGCTCATCATGGCAACTGTGCCGTTATTAGTGTTCTGAAAAAGAACAAGCTAAAATTGAAAGATGAAATAGAAGGTTTCAAAAAACAAATAGTATGAAGATATGTATTCTTGGTGATACCCATTTAGGGGCCAGAGGCGATTCAATTGATTTCCATAATTACTTTGAAAAATTTTACGACCAGATATTTTTTCCTTATTTGGTTGAAAACAATATCAAGGTAGTATTTCAAATGGGTGACTTGTTTGATAGGCGAAAGTTTATCAACTTCAACTCACTTTACCTAGCACGAAAGTATTTTTTTGATAAGCTCAAACAACATGACATAACCTTGTATGCTTTGGTTGGTAACCATGATGTTGCTTATAAAAACACACTTGAAGTCAACTCTCCCAATTTACTTTTAAAGGGATACGATAACATTAAAATCTATGATGAATTTGAAACAGTAGATTTTGATGGCATTAAAGTTGATGTTGTGCCTTGGATTTGTGATGAAAACGAAGCCGATATTTTTGCAAAGATAAAAGATAGTAAGGCACAAATTTGTTTTGGTCACTTTGAGATTTCAGGATTTGAGATGGACAAAGGCAATGTTTGTGAGGTAGGTATTGACAAACAAGCTTTATCCAAGTATGATATTGTTTTAACAGGACACTTTCATCATAAGTCAAATGATGGCAACATCACTTATGTTGGAACACCCTATGAAATGACATGGGCTGATTTTAATGACACCAAAGGTTTTCATATCTTTGACACAGACACACGAGAATTAGAATTTGTAAAAAACCCATTTTCAATGTTTCATAAGATATCATATGATGATGGCCAATCTGATTTTGAATCTTGGAAACAATATGATTTTGGGTCTTTAAAAGATACCTACATCAAAGTTGTGGTATTAAACAAACAAAATCCATATTTGTTTGACCATGTGATTGATAATTTTTATAAGGCAGGTGTTGCTGACTTAGCTATCGTAGAGGACTTTAGTGATGTTTTAATTAATGATGACCAAGAGTTGATTGACCAAGCTGAAGATACGATGACGATACTTTCAAAATACATAGACAACTTGCCTCTGGATGTTGAACCAGAAAAACTAAAATCAATCATGCGTGAACTATACATTGAAGCAATTAATACTGAAGTGGCTGAATGATAATATTTCGTAATTTAAAATGGAAAAACTTACTAAGCACTGGCAATTATTATACAGAAGTAAATCTGTCTAATAACAGCAATACGCTGGTTGTTGGTGAGAATGGTTCAGGTAAAAGCACAATGCTTGATGCGTTGTGTTTTGCTTTGTTTGGCAAACCATTTAGGTCAATTAATAAACCACAACTTATAAACAGTATCAACAATAAAGATTGTGTTGTTGAGGTCACCTTTGACACAAACAATAAAGCGTATCGCATTGTTCGTGGTATTAAACCCAACATCTTTG